TAAGCCGGCTACGAGCTGTACTCCGGTATCAGCCCAGAAACGCTGGCGCTGTTTGCCGAGGCGCTGGGCGCAGACAAGGTGATGAAGAAGTACATTCAGGAAGCCCTGTCTGAGCGGTCGGCATTGAAGCGCCGGCTGGAGCGCAAAGGGGTCGAGGGCTACACGCAAGATATGCCCCGCGTGCTGGCGAACTTCATTACCAGCAATGCGCGTCACGCATCGAAGCAGTATTACATGCGCGACCTCAACAACGCGATCAAGTACATCCCGAAAGAGAAGGGTGATGTAAAGGACGAGGCGATCGCGCTCAAGGAGTTCGTCCTGAACGCGAAAGACCCCGGCTCGGCATTGTCGGCCATCACGTTCGGCTGGTTCTTGGGCGGGTCGGTGTCGTCGGCTTTGGTCAACATGACCCAGCCGATCATGATGACGGGGCCGTATCTGTCGCAGTACGGGACAAAAAAGGCCGGCGCCGCCATGTTCAAAGCGCTGCCGATAGCTTTTGGTAAGAAGCAGATCACCGACCCCGCGTTGCGTGATGCACTAAAGCGCGCTTCGCAAGAGGGCGTGGTGGACGCACAGGAGATTTTCCACCTCTATAGCCAAGGTGCGCAAAGCACGGCAACCTGGCTGGCCAGCGCGCTATCAAAAATTCCTGGCGCTGGGGCCAAGGTCAAGGCAGGTAGCGAAAGCGTGCGGGCTAGGTTTTCGGCTTTCGGTGTCCTGTGGGGGTCGATGTTCGCGGCGGCCGAGGGCTTCAACCGGCGCCTGACCTTTGTGGCCGCATGGGAAGTCGCCAAAGCGCGCAATGAGAGAGATCCATATGCGTTTGCCGTGCGCGCGGTGAACGAGACGCAGGGCATCTTCAACAAGGCGAACCGGCCCAACTCGGCGCGCGGCAGGGTGGGTCGCATGGTATTCACCTTCAAGCAGTACAGCATCATGTATGTCGAATTGCTGAAGCGCATGGCGACAAAAGGCGGGCCGGAAGGCAGGCGCGCCGCACTCATGATGCTTGCTGTGCTGCTATTGGCATCTGGTGAAGAAGGTCTGCCATTCTCTCAGGATCTGGCCGATGTCATCGACACGATTGGCCAGTGGATGGGATACGACACGAATACGCTGCGTAAGAAGCGTGAGTTGGCCTACGACATACTTGGCAAGCAATGGGGTGATTTCGCATTGTATGGCGCTTCAAGTCTTTGGCCGCTGGACTTCCAAGGCCGGCTTGGCTTGGGCAACCTGATCCCCGGCACGGGTATGTTGAAAAAATCCAACACCGCGATGGAATCTGTGCGGTCGATTGTGGAGATTGCCGGCCCGACCGCCTCCATCGGCACGCAGGTGGGCGACGCGGCAGAGGCGGCGTCGGAGGAAAACTACGATCAGGCTCGCCGCAACCTTGCACCCAAGGCCGTCAAGGATTTGATGATGGGCTTGGACATGCTGGACAAGGGCTATGCGGTGGACGCTGCGGGCAACAAGAAGGTGAACACGACGCCTGCCGACGCCTACATCAAGATGCTGGGCTTCAATCCAACTGTCGTGGCACAGAAGAACCGTAGCCAGATGGTCGAGCGACAGGACATCAATCTTCAAAAGGAAACCGAGTCGTCCATTGTCAAACAGATGGCACGCGCGCTTTCGGAAGGCGACAAAGAGCTAGAGAAGAAGGCCGACCGGCGCTTGGAGAATTGGAACAAGTCCAACCCGAATACGCCGATCGTCATCAAACCGCGTCAAATCAAAGATGCGATGAAGAACATGGCTTCTGACAGCGATGCTCGGCTCATCAAACGCGCCCCGCGTGAGATGCGGGGGCGCGTTGCGGATAATTTATCGGACGACACAACAAGTGACGATTAACGGCATTCGATACAAGAAACGTCAGACAACAGGTTCTCCAAATTGTCTTTGGCGAAGTCGATTTGCATTTTTATAGCCATCATTGTCGTGCAGAGTTGGCCATTGACGAGATGAACAGCGGCGAAATCGCTGTCCGTCGATCCAGATAAGCGCGTACCAATTCTCACTGCCTTCCCGCTTGTAGAGGCCGTCTTTTGACATGGCTGTGGCTGTGATTGGGAGGGTGCGTATTGTGCGCGCAGGTAGGCCACGAGGTCAACGTCCAGAAACCGCCACTCCTTACCGATCTTCGCGCCAGGAATAAGACCGGCCTTGGCGCGCTGCTGGAGCGTGACCGGGTGTAGCCCAAGGAAGGCAGCGGCTTGCTGCAAGTCAAAAGTGTTCATGGCTAGAAAGGAATTTCATCCCAATCCCACTGAGGGCAAGCCGTCTTGACCACTTCGGGCGGCGGCTCCACGCCACCGGCCAGACCGCACCCACGGTGCTGCCATTGCTTGCAGTCCATGCAGGACTTCTTGGCCAGCACGTTCTCCCACCATTGCAGCTCGCGCCGCAGGACGTTGATCTTCACTTGGATTTCGGCGGGGATCATGCGGCCTCCCTCGTCGGAATCCACGATGCAGACCAATCCCGGCGCGGCATGATCCGCTTCGCGCGCGCTTTTGCCGCCTCGCGCACCTTGAATTCTTCATCTTTGCGCCGCTCCCGTGATCGCTCCGCATCGGTCGGTTTTTTCGGCGGCGGCGCATCTGCACCAGCGCCCCATGCGTAAACCTTCAGATGCCAAGTGTGGGTTCGCGTGACCTCTCGGTATCCGCAGATGTGGATCTGAAACGTCTGGTGAAGATGCTTAACGTACTGGCGCGCATACTCACGATTGATGAAAACGGCGTCTGCAATTTCTTCCGTCGTCATTTCGCGCAACTTCAGCGCCTGACGAATGCGCTCGATTCGTTTGATCGACGGCGTTCTGGTGAAGGTGTTTTGTTTCATGCCGCCACTCCTGCTTTTTTGTTCATATCGATCTTGGCGTCGATCACGCGCCAATACTTGCCTTCGGGCTTGACGGTAATCGTGTCGGGCGTGGGGATCTTGTCCTCGAACACCATGTCCAGAAACTCGGTCACGGTGTCAGGGCAGACGATGCCGCGCTTCCAGCACCAGATGACCGCGTGTTTCTTCACGAAGCTGCGCTCGTCCTCGATGGGCAACCATTCGGTGAAGAACGACGCGCCGCAGTTGTACTCAACCTTCACCGAATCCGGCTTGCCCGGTTTCTGGTGGCGCGAGTAGCTGACATCCGTGACGGCATAGACCCGTGGCTTCTCCAAAGCGGCGACGATCACGCCGTCGCTGGCTTGTGTGCCGTGCGGATTCGAGCGGGGGAACTCGTGGCCGCAGGCGGGGCAGACGGCAACGCTCGTGTGCAGCAGCTCGTGGCAGTCAGGGCATTCCTTGACCGGCGCGACAGACACCTCGGACTTGCCACGCTTGCTCTTGATGCGGATCTGGTCGATGGGGCCGTGCCGCTCGATGTTCCCGGCGAAGTCCAATACCAGCGTGTCCTGCTTGCCATCGTGCTTGCGCAAACCACGCCCCATGATCTGCACATACAGGCCAGTGGATTTGGTGGGGCGCAGCATCACGATGCAGTCGATGGCCGGATAGTCGAAGCCGGTGGTCAGCAGCATCGCGTTGAACAGAAAACGAATCTGGCCGCTGGTAAAGGCCGAGATCTTGGTGTCGCGCTCGGTCGGCGTCATATCGCCGGTCACGTAGTCAGCCGTCCAGCCCCGTGCGCGCGCGGCCTCGGCGCAGTGTTGCGCGTGTTCGACGCCCGCGCAGAAGCCCAAGATGTGCTGCCGGTCGGCGGCGTACTTCTCGACCTCATCGAGCGCGCCGTGAATCAGGTGCGCTTGATCCATGGCCGCTTGCAGCTCGCCGGCCACATCCTCGCCGCCGCGCGTATGCACCGCACTCAAATCGGCCTTGGTCGAGCCGTTCTTGGCCACCAGCGGGCAGAGATACCCGTCCTTGATAAGATCGCCAACGTGCGCCTCGTAGGCAACGTCGGTGAAAATGCGCTCGTCGCCCTCGGTCAACAGGCCGGAGTCCATCCGATAGTGCGTGGCGGTCAGGCCGACGACCTTCAGTTTCGGGTTGTAGTGCCGCAGCCCCGCCAGGAATCGTCCGTACATGGTGTCGGACTTCTTGCTGACCAGATGCGCCTCGTCCACGATGACCAGATCGGTGAAGCCGAACTTGGCCGGCAGCTTGTGGATGGATTGAATCCCGGCCACGGTCACTTTCGCCTTGACCTTCTGCCCGACGCCCGCCGACCAGATGCCAAGCGGGGCTTCCGGCCAGTAGCGGGCAATCGCGCGCGCGTCCTGCTCGATCAGCTCCTTCACATGGGTCAGGACGATGACGTTCGTGGACGGGTACGCCTCGATAGCGCCCTTGATGAAAGCGGCCAGCGTCAGGCTTTTGCCCGCCCCAGTGGGGAGGACAATGAGGGGATTGCCCTGATGCTTGCCAAAATAGTCGTACAGCGCCTCGATGGCGGCTGTCTGGTACGGTCGTAGCTCGATCATTTCTTCTTTCGATTCACGTTCCCGATGTGCCACCCGCCGCAGGTGTCGCATCGATACACTCCCGGTCGGCACGAATCGCGCCGCCGTGCTGATTGCCTCGCCACCCTTTCTGCCAAGCTGCGGTCATCAAACCGATGCTTGCCAGCGCATTGCGCGTGGGCGATCCATTCACGACCCGGATGCGCGCGCTTCATCCTTGACAAACACGCCGTTCGGCAGCAGCGTCCCTTTGCGGTCTTTGATTTCTTCGTAAGCGGCTTTTAAGCAGCTCGTCATGTCCAGATCGAGCAGCGCACACATATTGATGAGGCAAACGATCGTGTCGCCCACACCGTCAATGATCGCGGCGCGATTTTTCTTGTTCAGGGCATCTGCCAGCTCGCCCATCTCGCTCACCGCTTTCAGGAATTGCGTTTCCGGGGTTGAGTTCGGGATGATTCGCCGCGCCTCTGCCCATTGAATGACTTTCAATTCAAGCTCGTTGAAGCTTGCCATGCTTCCTCCAAATTAACCGACGATCGTTGCGCCGAACTCTGTTCTGAATTTCTCAACGTCCGGGTCGCCAATGATTTGGTGGTCGCGGGCGGCGCTAATCTCGTTGCTCGTATAGGCCGGGATCTCGGTGTCAACTACATCAACGTGTGATCCAACGATGAACTCCCGCCCGTTGTCCTTGCGCCGGTAGCGCACCCATGTTTGGCCTGCATCTACAGCCACTGCATAGGTCAGCAGGAACGGCAGGGGCAGGTGCTGCGGGCATCCGGCGCGCTGGATCTCGATGGGGATGCTGCTGATGTTGGGATCGGCTTGGACTTTGGCGCATGACCAACGCCCATCGCCGTGCGGCTCCGGCGTGGAGTGAACGCAAGTGCGGCACGACAGCGCCGGGACTTGATCGTTGTGACACACGTTCTTGTGATCGCAGAAGTTGCAAAGGTAAT